GTCATGGCTACAACGTTGTAAATACGTTCTTACCTATCCCTTAGCAGAATATCTGCGCAACGAACTTCCCAAAGCTCCTTCCGAGGGTCCTTTTAGACCGTCCGGGGAGCTCCGGCGTTGGATGCGATCCAGACTTAACGCCTTTAATCGGCGAAATACGCATCTTTGGTACTCTTGGTTTCAATCTAAACGATCTACACTCCCTTTGAGTGAAGCTATCGTAGAAGAAGCTTATAAGAAGCATTTTGAAACCTTGTCTAGTGTTGACGAAGGAGATGATGATACGATTGATGAAATCTTTCGTGATCCTACATTCCTACATACACTCCGATGTATCCGGCAGGAGTTAACTTGCCGGTATGCCGAGATGAAATCTTTTGATGAATTTTCAGCTAGTACATCTGCTTGCTTCGAAGAGAAGCGGAGTGGTGGTGGTCAACATGAATACCTATACGGTCTTTGCGGCTTGTCCCAGATAAATATGGGATTAGTTAAGGAAACTGAATTATTCCGAATGCGCTTTGACCCAGTCGTCTATGCTCAGGGCAAGAGACTTTTAAATAGAGTAACCGAAATTAGGTGTTACACTGGTTCTGATGACTGGAAACGGTTAATCAGTATGAAGTATGATCTCCGCGCCAGATCTGGTCTTTTAACAGCGACCATTCAAGCTGTTCTAGAGCCGAATAAGATACGAATAATCTCCAAGGGAGAAGCGTTACCTTATTATTCCAATCGGCCACTTCAGAAAGCTCTGCATGCCTCACTTAGGCATTATGATTGCTTTAGGCTCATAGGTAGGCCTTTTAGTCCGACTGATCTTATAGATCTTAAAGATAGGGCTCAGCCCACAGATCAGTGGTTTTCTATAGACTACTCCGCTGCTACTGACAAGTTATCCTGGAAGTACTCGGGACGTATCTTTCGATTTTTAATCGATGATCTCCCTGAATATGATCGGAAACTTGCCTTACAGGTTTTAGGCCCCCATGCTCTTTGTTATCCTTG